GTTTACACTCAATCTCTAGGCTCTTAACGGTTTGTAGAGATTTTAAATCTCCATCTAATGGCTTTAGGAGTTTTTTCATATTTGTCTTCATCCATTCCTCTACTTTCTTTTCAAATTCTTCTGAAGTCTTTAATCGTGCTACTGATTCTGGATTCACGGCTGTTTCAAGTATTAGTTCTGCAAAACTATCTAATTCAAATGGAAAAGAAAACACCGCTTCTGCTGCTTTAAATTTAGAATGTCCTTTTGTAATATATCTAGCAGATTTAACACCCTTTGCTTTGATTATATTTGCTTTAGTTTCTGCTTGCTTTTCGGGAGAAATAGAAGGGTAATAGATTATGGTGTTTGCATTTTTTAGTTGGGTGTTTTTTCCAGAAGAATAAGAATACTTGCCGGTGGGTTTTCCGTCCTTAAAAGATGGTCTTAGAACAAATTCTGTTTCAATGCCATAATCTTTGAAAGTTTTAAGATAATCAAAATCGGGAATATCTTCTAAGTCTCTTCCAAACTTCATAAAAGTAAAGCCGATTAATTTATTTTGTATGTCTGTATCGGTTACTAATTTTTTTAGAGAAGTTCTTTTTATCATTTTTTTATTATCTTCTTTATCCTTATCCGTTTTTCCTAGGGTTCTAGCAAATCCCTCCGACTCAGATAAAAAATCATATGAGTTTGAACTTAGAACTGAATCTAATATGGATTGTATTTCATCCATGAATTCGCTTTCTTGATTATTTCTTCTAGGTTCTTTTTTTGCTGATTTTAATTTACTAACGAATGACCCTTCATTCTTGAGAAGATATTGTTCTAATTCTTGTTTTATATCTTCCTTATCATCGGGAAAAGCCTTCGGTAAGGTTCCCCAAGTGAATGATATTGTCAAATTAAATCACACTCACATTAACCATTTAGCCCAAGCCGCACCTTTCTGTATAGCACTACCTAATCCTAATCCGCTTTGTGGTGGTTCGTAACTCATCTGTCCTTGAGCATCTATCCAATATGGCCTACCATATCCATCTGTTCCACTAGGAGGAATAGGATATCCGCTTCCGTTATTCATAGCGTTATTCATTTGATTAAATTGTTGAGTATTGCCTGTTACATTAGCCAATGCCATTCCTGCTGAAGGCTGTTGTTGCATACCTCCTCCGCTAAATCCTTGAGATTCTAGATATTGTTGTTTAGCCATTTTTCTTTGCATTACTACTTCTGTATTGATAGCCGCACCTAGAATCTTTTGAATATCTAGGTCAATATTCTCTTGAGTTATCCTTTCAAATTCCCTCATAGCATCGGGGTTAATTGTGATGTTTCCCCCTGATGTTGTAAAAGAAAGTTTACCTAACATTTGTGAAACCACTCTTTCGATGACATCTTCCATTAATTGTTCTAAAGCAGTTAAAAATTGTTCACCATGGTATTGGAAAAATTCTTCAACATGATTTTCTTGTAGTGAAAGTAAGTTATTTACATTCTTGAAATTTTGGTCGCCCTGTGCTTGAACTGCACCTAATACTGTTCCGTTACTTGTTCCTAGTATTCCCATATCTATTCCTCTTTTGGCTCCTCTTTGGTTTCTTTTTCTATCTTAGGGGCTTTAACACCTTGATTTATCATTAGATAATTTAATCTATCTGTTAATATATTTATTTCTCCAACGATTTCAATTGCTTCGTTAGTGGCAGACCTATTATCGCCTAATGTGGGTGGCTTAATAAAATAACCTGCGGCAGTTAAAGAAACAATATCTTCTTTAGATAAATTCTTTATTGGCCCGCTTTTTAAAATCTTAGGTGTTCTTGGAATAAATCGCTTAAACTCTAAGCCGTGTTTATCAGCAAGTATCTGTTGTTGTAACATTTCTAATTGCATAAAATGAGCCGCATGTTTAGGACAGTATGTTCCCATTAATGGCCTACCTTTTATTACCCCATCTAAAGGAATAGGTGGCCTCATATAATCTCCGGGTTCCCAAACATGATGCATTCCACAAACAACACACCTATCTTTTAGATTGAATTTTTTTCCATACTTGATAAAAAGTAATTTCTTAGGTTCTGCTTTCAAAACTCTAATTAATTCTTTTTGTTGTTTTTTAGGCTTAATTGCCATAAACTTGTATTCTTGAACTATACCACTTGCTCTAGCCATTTGTAGTGGGGTCATTCCATATGCAACCCCTTGTGATTGCATATTATTCTGTCCTATCATATTTGGTTGTTGATACATACTTTTACCTCAATAATCTTTTATCATCGTCATTACGCCTCTATATACCATTTCGGGGTCTGACTTTGCTGATACTATATACTTGAAACAAGGAATGCCTTTGTCATTCAGTTGTCTCATACCATACTTAAAAGGTTCAAATATTTTATGTTTATCAATAGGCTGTTCTTTTTCTAAGGGGTATTTTTCTCCCCATATATCGTATTTATTAGCCCATATTGCGACTGCCATAGGGTAGTCTGAATCCTTTTTCTTTCTACCAGTAGGCCACCTACTAGAAACAATAGTATCTACTAGAAACTTCCAAGCCACTTGATGGTCTAAGTTTGCCTCATTATCTAAATGCCTATGGTCAATCATAAAAATAACATATTTAACTCTACGACCCTGCATATCCTTTACCCATTCTTTCCAATAAACCGCTTCTCCTCCGATATCGGCACTCTTTATTGTATGGGAATCTCCATCTATTTTTACATTCTTTCTTGACGCTCTATGCAAACCAACAGTTCTTTCATTAATTTGTGGAACTTCCCCTCTTGTTCTTAGTTGGTGACTTAAGGTTGTTTTA